AGTAATGCCAAGATCTTTTACACGTAAAGCATCTGCAGAAATTTCAATAGTAGCGTTATCTACAGCTACATCAAGAGTCACTACACCATTAGTAGTTGAAGCAGTAAGTGCGTTACCACCCACTACGTCACGGATATCACCTGAGATGTCTATCCAGGCTGTTCCGTCCCAGTAATAGATCTTAGCGTCCGTTGTGTTAAAATACACTTGACCGGCTACAGGTGAGCCCGGTGCTGAAGCCAGATTATGTAACGCTACGTTTACTATCTGGTTTTTCGTGAGATCGAGGTTAGTTAAAAACTTTTTAGCCATGGCTTAAATTATTTATTTAGTTTAAATACGCTTTCCCGCTAAATGCAGCAGAGAATCTTATGATAAGTGAATTAACATCTGTATGCTGCACCTCTCCTATCACTTCTTCTTCAGCACTGTCTACTATAGACACTGAAGGGTGCTTTCCTAAATTATGTACTACTGTCCACTCACTAGATGCCAGTGTCTGTGTATGTACATGAGCAAACTTAAATACGTCTGAAATACTAGTAGTATCTCTATAGGTTAATGTGACGGTCCTTTCTGTTTCTGTAGAAGTTACATCAACAGCTGTAACTGTTTTATGATATGCTTCTTGCAGTTGCTGAAGAATCTGACCTGATATACTTAAAGGAAACCATGCATTACCATCCCAACCATAAAAAGCATCTAAGTCTGTATCATACACCAAAACACCCTGGTCTGCAGAATTGTAACTAGACGCAAGTGTTGTACGCTCCGCTGTAGTTACAGGATGCATCCGAGCATTCAGTAACCTGTTTGTCTGCAGGTCAATGTCATGTAGATACTTTTTAATAGCCATTACGACAAGTATGCTTTACCGGCTACAGCCTGGGTGAAATATATTTTAATTCTATTATTGTTAACCACCTCAATAACACCTTCTATATCATCACCGTTAATGTCTTCAGTAAAGACATTAGGAGTGATACCCATGTTGTGTATAATATCCCATGTAGTAGCTGGTGTAGGTTGAGTAAACTCAAAAGATGTATTCTGGTTAATTGTAATGGCAGGATTAAGATTAATCCTGGTAATACAACCACCGGCATTAACTTCTATAATATTTTGAGAACCGTTGCCGTAATTATAACTTACACCAAATGGTGCAGGAGTAGTGGGAGTACCTGTTTGAATATACCCAGTTCCACCTCTTGAATACAATACATCATCGTATTCTACAGGTAACCATGTCTGATACTGAATCTGCACATCAGAAAGTGCACCATCATCTTCGTTACTCTGCCAGTCTACAATGTCTTTACGTACCATAGCTAGATCCATATCAACGGTAGGCTTACACGTAGATATACCATAACGCAGCTTTTTATAGTCTGCATAAATAGCATCAGCAAAAGACTTGTAATATTTTACTTTATTGGCTAGGAGGCTTCTCATTAGTTAATGTTTGGAGGCTGTTCTCGTAAGCTGTTATACAGTTGCCGCACACTTTCACTCCGTTAGATGCTGTTCTTTCCTGGCACCCGCAAGTGATTTGGGCACCGCAGTTTGTACATGTTTTCATATATGTTTGGTTTTAACAGGTTGCAGTGAGTTTGTCCAGTCTTTTCTTTGCATACAGGAAAAGCTCCATACCCTTCTCAGCATCATGACAATACTCCACCTTGGCTTTAGCTGCGTCAAGAAAACTCTTTATTTGTCTTAGTTCTTCAAGTTGTTCTTTTACATCAGCATCAGGTTCACAACCTGACAGCTCCACTTCACATAACAGGTTATACCACCGGTTGACTGTTTGGGTCATACGCAGGTGGTTATATTCAACAAAGACATTATTATTAGGAGAAACAGAATAGTGTATAACGTAAATACCGTCAGGAAGAATCTGAGAAACCTCTCCGCATCCGGTGTTCTGTAGTCCAAGACTACAAGCATTAAGTACTAAATTAAAGTGAGGAAGCACCTCTATAGCACGAGGTGTATTAAAACCAGGAGGAGTTATTCTAAGAGTGGCACAGTCTACATTCAAACCTTCTCCATATAGAGACGTGTCAAAAATGCGTAATACCTTGATATTGTTTGTATCAGGCAGCTCTAAACTTAACTGGTGTTTGCTGGCCATGAGTTGTAAACTTTATAGATTTATATAGAAATATGTAGAGGTTCTCAATAATAATATACAAAATCTTGCGGACCTGTCCAAAAGAAAAAAGGAGGGCATACACCCTCCCGTTTTTCTGTGGATATTTTGTAGAGCTTAGAAGCTTTCCAAAGATACTGCGTTACCAGCAGCTACCGCTGAATTGACTACGAAGTCAGTCAGAGCAGCTACGTTAGTTCCAGCAGGAACGTGTAACACCAACAAATACTGGTCATTGTCAAATGTACCGGTAGGGTTGTTGAAACGAGGTACAGAGTGAAGGATCATCACCTGATCAAACAAACTGTTCCTGTTAGCTACGCTAGAAAGTTCCTGGATCTTTGGATCAGTTTCAATCTCTCTCATACGGAAAGACTCAACACGTCCGCTATCAGGGTAAGCATTCTGAGCATAACGGCTAGAAAGGATAAGGTCACGAAGTACGGTTTCACCAAGACCAGAAGCCTGACGAGGAGCTTGGATTTCTGCACTAGAGAAGCATTTAACTTCACAAGGCTCACCGCTCTCATCTACAAATGAAGGATACACAAAAAGTGGCTCCAATTCATAGAAGTCAGTTGGGGTAAAAGTAGCAGCACCAAACTTAGTATCTACATAAGATACAGCAATGTCAAGATGAGCATCAACTGAATCAATTGCAGCACCAGTAGCAGCTACATAAGAAGAAGAAAGAATCTCAGAGTAGATAGCAGCGTTACCATCAGTTGAGCTGATAGCAGCCTTGCTAAGTACAATGTTAGCAGAACCAGCACCAGCTGAATCAGCAGCACCAACAGATACAACGATAGAGTTGCCAGCCAAAGAAGCATGAACAACTTTCTCACCTACCTGGAACTTAGTGCGATCTGCGTTTGCTACAACAATAGTTGCAGAAGCAGCTGTTGGGTTAATAGCTACAGCACTGTCAGCAGAAAGCTTAAATACTTTAGCCTGAACGAAGTCTTTCATCAAAGGCCAGTCGTTAATCTGGTCTTTCCACTGAAGCAATACAGAAGCTGGGTCAACCAAGTTTGGTGTACCATCAACTGCACAACATCCAGTGTAAGCATCCAAAGTACGATACAAGTTGTGGCTCAAGAAACGAAGAGCAGGAGAACCTTTGATATCCAAACGGAGTCTGTAGGTCTTGTCACATACGATGTCACATCCTACAGCTGCAGATACAGATACAACTTGGTTCTGAGCTGACTTGCCAGCAACTTTCATAACACGGCTGATGTACTTAGGGTTGATTACTTTAGACTTGATTGACTCTTGGTAACCACCGTGTACGGGACCAATTTTGTCAGCAGCAAAGTAAGAACCTTGAGCAATAATAAACGGAGTGGCTGCTCCAGAAGTCAATGCTGCAAAAGACTGAGCATTAAACACACCTAACTGACCTGCAGTGAGGGCAGCGGTAGAGCCACTTGATGCGAGCGAAAGAGTTCCGCCTGATACGGCAGGAATGTAGCTCTTTCTAAAGGCATGAGGAAAATACATAGGGCTTTAGATTTAGGGGTTATAAATAAAAAAATTATTGTAAGAACATTAGTTTATACTTAGTAGTAGCTATCAAAGACTTAATCTCATCCAGCTGGTTAACTACTTCAGAAAACGGCATGATCTTCTGTAGTTTAGTTGTTTCTTCATAGACTTCTTTTAGGTCAGAAATAAAGTTTTCCTTAGTAGCAGAAGTCTGATAGGTAATTTCAGGAATATCTAAGAGCTTTTCTCTAGCTCCCTGATATTGTTCAGCTACCTTATCTATAAGATCAGGAAGAGCATCATAAAACTCACCAATAGCACGATGAGCAGCATCTGATCCAGGACCAGTCACTTTAAGATGCACTTTATGTGCAAACTGTACAGACCACATCAAACATCCGAGATACTCTGCAGTTTCTGCACAAGGTCCCATGGGAGCCGGTCTAGGTATCTTAGTTAGTGCCATTAACTATTTCTTTGACTGTTTTGTAATTCTCGCTGATACTGGTTTATGCTTTCTATGTCACCGGCCAAAATAGCAACAGCTTCATCTACTACAATTTCACAGATATCATCTTTCAGTTCACACTCAACATTAGTTGTAAAAGGTGTACCAGTATTTGGGTTTGTACATCCAACAAACTGTATATCTACTGGTTTTCTATAGTAAAAAAGTTTTATGTCTTCTACATCAAACTTATTATCTGTATAGACCCTTATCTTATCAGCAAATACAGTACAGAAAGTTTCTGCCCACTCAAATGATGGCCCTTTAAACTCATCAGATATTAAGATATCCACGTTGGCTTCTTCTACCTGATATATTGAGAGCTTTGTTTTAGGACAACAGTCTGTCTTAGCATTTGCACTAACTCTAACAAAGTGTAAGTAGTTTGCTGGAATATTTGCAGTTTCAAAATACTTATCTTTTTTTGTTGCAGAAAGTGGAACTTCACTAAGAAGTATTTGCAGATCATCAACAGTATTAATACTTTGCTCTGCAGCTTCTCTCTTTGAATTAAGACCATGCAACTGCCTACGTGTCCATTCTAACTGAGCTTTGTTAAAAGCCTCTAGAATTTGCCAACACTCTATATTATCATAATCTAGACTAGCTAGTTTATTAAGTCGCTGTTTAATCTTTATCTGTAAGAGGTTGTTGTTCATATCTTATTAAGCATTCCAGTATTTCTCAACTTTCTTTGTCAGATCTATCAAGATCTCCTCGTTTAGAGGATTCTTCAAAAACTCTACTGCGTCGGTTGGTGTTCTTCCCATCATAGTACCAGTTTGCATATGATAGATAAACCCGTCAGCTTTGGCAGATATGAACTTATAATAAGAACTGTCCTTTACAATAGCTCGGATTTTAAGCGTTTCCATATCTAGGTTAGCAGCATCCAAAAACCTTTGAGCAGTCTTACGTTTATCTTTTTCTATCAAGTCTCCGTTAATATACTTATCCATGTTATCATAGATAATATCATTTGGAGTAGACTTTTTGTACTGAGCACTATTTGGATCAAGCACCTTAGCTACATAAAGCAGCTTATTCTGATTCTTATCAAACAACTTCTGAAGTTCTGAAAGAGCCTTGTTACGAAGTTTTTTAACTTCTGTTTGTATAGAAGCGGTTTCTTCCAGCTTATCCAGATAGAACTTAGGAGGAACAGGCTGACGACGTGCTTCTTCCAAAGATCTTGCTACTATAGAAAATCCACCAGCTTCAATGGCATAAAGCCTAATTAAATCATATGGATCTTTATCAGGTTCTAAAAAAACAGGTTCATTTCCACAACGAACTTTTACCTTGTCCCAAAAGTCAGAGTTATCAGGTTTGAGTAGTTTTATTTTATTCCAAAACTGCTCATCATTAGGATCAACCACATTAGCAGCAAGTTCTTTTTCTAACTGAGCCACAATCTGACGAATCTGTTTAATCTTAGCTTCCTGTTCTTCTAAAGGAAGTTCTTTTACTTCCGGAGAAAACTCGTTTAAACCTGTAAGATATCTTTTGATACCATTGATCTCTAAACAAGCTAACTGCTCTTCATGAAAAGCTCCATCAAAAAGACTTAATCCATATTTTTGTAATCCCATGTTATCGACCATAGGATCAAAATAAGGGCGGATAGCAATACTGCTTCTTTTGTTCTGCGGATACTTTTCTACAATAGTTACACTCATAGTTTGGTTTTTTGGTTTTTGAACTAGTGGCCGCAATTTGCGACCTCATGTTGAACCTGTTGAGAGTTGCAAGCTCTCCATGTGATCATCACGGTTTGCGTACAACAGGTTAGAGCCAGGGATGCTATCCAAGGCGGGGGTTAAATGACTCAGGCTAGTGTGGGTGTTTTAGCCAGCTAGGCTGGTGGCTGCTATCCATCCTGAGTACTGTTACTTACTTTTTAGCATCAGATGCTTTAAGACCAAGCACACCCATCAATACTGCTACTGCAATATTCATGTAATCAGTTTCACCAGCTTTCAAAGCTTCGTGAATGATACCAAGGGCGGCAATTAAAAGTCCAAGTACAGATGTCTTAGGGTTAGCTCCAAGGAGCTTAGCAATTAGTGCTTGCATAGTTTTGGGGTTTTAAGTGAAAGTCCGCATCCGGGGAAGTTACGGCTCCCCCGGATTTAGACTACTATCTTAGAATGATCCACCAGTTACAGGGTTTCTCATAACGATCTTCAACACCTTGGTTGGGTCTTTAACCCAGATAGCTGGCATTGTTTGAGTCATGAACACTCTGTAACCATTGAAGTTACCAGAGCTCTGGAAACCTTGAGTACGTCCCATGTAATCCATGGTACCGTTCTGATAGAACCATTTCAATTGATTATCCCAGCTAAGCTTCAACAAGAAGATGTTGTCGTTAGTGTTATCTGTGATATCAAAAATGATAAAGTTGTAAGAAGACAATGGGAAACCATCGATGATTGGGTTCTCAATATCATTGGTGTGGATGTTATCAAACGCAGGGTTCAATACAAACTTAACGTTAGCCAAGAACGGAATAACGTATTGAGTGTATGCAAAACCGAAGTTTAGATCCATACCTTTACCAGTGATTGCACCAATTTCAGATGCGTTGATAACCAAGCCAGAGTTGATAGCTTCTTTCTTGATTGCCTCATTAACAAGCTTCATACCACCCAAGCCGGTTTGTACAACCAATTGACGCTTAGGATCAGGTCCCTGGAACTCAACCTTTCCGTTGAAGAAGTTGAAGATCTCGCTCTTGAACAAATCAAGATTGAAAGAACCTTTGTTGTAAATACGCTTGTAAGAGTTGTCAAGCTGCTTCCAAAGACCAACAGAAAGTCTGATGTCATCTGGACCATCTTGCTTAACCTTACCACCTTGACCCCACATAAGGTAAGTCTCGATGTCGTTAGCAATTTTAGTCAAATGAGCTGCTTCAAGAGTGGTCAAGAATGTACGAGAAAGTTGACCAGACTGGTAAGCTTTCTTTACATAATCTTTACCCATCTTTTCAGCCATACCTTCCAAGCTAGAAATAGAAGGATCAACATTCTTGTCGAAGTTTCTCCACATTTCAATAACAGGAACAGTTCCGTCAGCTTTCATACCACCTTTCATCATCAAGTCAGCACGACTAGAAATAGAATAGTGTACGTGAGCTTCAGCACCACCAACGTAGTTATAGAACTCACGGAAACCAGCAGATACGTTACCAAGATCAGAGAAACGCTCTCCGTATTCACCGCGGGCAGAACCCTTACGGAAAATCTTGGTACCTACCTTCAGGTACTTGTTGTCCAAAAACTTAGCGTTGTCGTTGTTAACAAGCTGTACAGTGTAGATGAAACCGTCACCAGCAGGGATGATGTCATCAGCTGTAATGTACATTTCAACTCCGTTATATTTGTCATAAGTGACGATATCACCGTGACCAAATGAACGTTTGTTTACTTTGATTTTAAAGCTCTGTCCGTCAATACCTTTAGTTGCATTAGCGGATTCTATATCTTCAATGATATAGGGTAGATCCTGAGCTACAGGAATCTGCCATTTGTACTCACCACGTGCATTATCTACAGAGATAATGTTCTTTCCTCCAAAGCTGGACATCTGGTACAAAGGCATTTCTACCTTTTGAGCCATAGCCCATAAATCTACAGGACCAAGGTCAGTTGGTTCCGCACTCTTCAAGAGGTTTGAAAGGTGGTAAGAATCTACGTGTGAGCTAGTTTGATAGCTAGTATCCCGTAGAAAGATACCATTGTTCAAAACAGGAGTTGCCATAGGGCATCGGATTTAGGGGTTAATAAAAAATTAGCGTTTAAATATGTTCTGAGGTCTAGAAATCTTTCTAGGCCTTGAATCTTCTTCTTCTTGATAAGTAGAAACGTTCTTACGGCTCTGCTCTGTCTTTAACTGACGTACCGTTTGTTCAACAGCTTGATTCTTTCCTTGCTTGACTAAATTTTGACGATACTCATCTGGATTAGAAAGCAGCCAAAGAGCCTCGGCAATAAGAGGATAGTTTGGTTCTACAAACTGATATTTTTCTAAAAGGTGACCTAACAAATTAGTAGGGCGACCGCTTATAGATGGATATTGAGGCTGTACTAAACCTGAATAAAGTTGAGCCTGGGTTTTTTTATCAAGCTTTAGTCCATTGATTTCTGCAGGACGAAGAGCTTCAAAAACGTTTTGCATATAAGCTTGTGCAGCTTGCTCTTGTTGTTGTTTACGTGCTTCCTGCTCAACAAGTTGTTGTTGAACAATCTCTTCCTGCATCTGGTCCAACTTTGGTTTAAACTGTTTGGCTTTCTTTTCAAGCACTCCCAAATCTTTCCAGGTGGTAAGTTCTTCTTCAATTTCGTCTTCTGTGCCAAAACCGGTAGCAGCCAGATAAGATCTTACAATACCTTCTTGATCATTTTCGTCAGAAGGATTCAAGGAACGAACCTCTTCAACTTGAGCTAGAGCCTGAAAAAGACCTTTTAAGTCCTGACCACCGTCTAATACATATTTAGCTGCATACTGCAACTCATCAGGTAAAGACTCAAAGAACTCTTTTGGAGTTTTGGCTGCTACTTCTTGTTTGAGGTTATCAACATTAGCCTGCCACAACTCTTCTACATCTTTCTCTCCAAGACCACTTAGGTACTCGTCAAGAGTTTGTTTACTTTCATCAAAGTCATCAAAGGCAAACATTTCCTTTGATTCAATACGTTTCTTTAGAAACTCAACAAGACCAGACTTTTCTGTTTTAGGTCGACCACCTTTAGACTTAGTTTCTTCTTCGGTATCTTGTTGATCCAACTCATCAAAAAGGTTTGCAGTTGTTTCACGGGAAACCTTACCTTCTGTGTCCTTTTTATCGTCTGTTAGATTATCAGGATCTTTTTTATCATCCTGTTCTTCAGAATCTGCAGTATCAATAAAACTAAGATCTACGTCAGCTTTAGAAAACATGCTAGGTTTAGCTTCTGGTTTTTTTACATCACCTGTTGGAGTGACAATACTTTCAGCACCAGGAGCTCCTAACCAGCTGTCTATGTCAAGATCTACTTGTTGTACACTTGTTTGTACATTGTTTTGGTTTTCCATATGTTAGATTGGTTTTTATAGATGTGTTCTACAATTATAATATACAATTTTAAACCCTAAAAATTTAAAATGGTATATGTAGAACCACCTGAAGTATGGATAATAGAGCTATAATCATTTAGCTCTTTCTAGGTTTATCGTATTTGTTTTTGTTTTCTCTGGCAATCTGAAGCTGTTTTTCAGCTATTTCTTTCTGAGTCTGAAGTTTTTCTCTTTCTATCTGAAGTTTCTGACCACCTTGCTCTTTCTTAGTAAGTTCAGATTCACGTTTAAGATTCATTTGATCTTGATAACGTTGTTCACTGCGTATACCTTCAAGAGCATCTTGAAAATCAGACTGTTGGTTTTGATTAATATCAGCCATAGAGCCATAACCGGCAGCTCTGATTTCAGCCACCGTAATATCTTTTTGACGATCCATATCAGCCTGCTCCGCTCTAAATTCAAGATCCATTTGTTTCTGACGTTCTTGGCTTGCAAGCATTTCCTGCTGCAATTGCTGCTGTTGCTGAAGCTCAGACTGTTTTTGAGCCATTGATTTTTCTTCCGCAGCTTTAAGTACACCTGTTAACTCAGCAATAGATTCAGACTTAATTACATTTCCAAGGTCATAAATAGAAGCTCCTGTAGTGTTGTTGTTTAAAGCAAGCTGTTTAAGCTGCTCCATAACTGCACGAGAATTAGTCTTTGTTGTACAGAAAATATTTAAGTCTCTAAGAAGCAGTTCTGTTCCGTTCACCTCAAAGTTTACTTTCTCATCTTTAGAAGTGATATATGTAAGCCTAACGCTAGGCTTTTTAGAGTGGTAATACTGAGCCAGGTCAGTTCTCATTTGGTGAACTCTTGGCATAAGGTTATCAGAGTGCTGAATAAAATACTGCTCAGTCTGGGCATAAGAAGCATTCATTGCTTGTTCTATACCAGTAGCAGTTTGTTGTTGTGCAATCTGCTGACCCATACGTTGTGGATTAAGACCAATCACTTCAAAAGCTTGGTTCTTAAAATAAGAAGCTAGGTTAATCCTAGAAAGCAAACGGTTAGTCTGTTCAAGATTAAGCACCTGATAATGCTGGAAGTTTAAAGCATTTTCTGTATTAGTAATACTTGTATCTAATGGCAACATCTGAAAGTTCTTCATTGCCACATAGGCTTTGGCCAGATTATTTTTACCCCAGTCTTCTCCTAAAGAGTGACGTGGTAAAGCGTTCTGGTCCAACATAATCACAGTGCCGAGTTCATCTACGAGAATATCGGCAATTTGGTTATTTACTATATTATAGCCTATCTGGTATGGCTTCATCAGATCTACCAATGAAATACTGCGGGTGTTACGATCACCAAATACAGCACCTTCCACTGGAAGCTTGCAACCATAAAGTGTAGTATCTCCTTTAAACTGAAAAGGAATGCGACCGGGTTTACCACCGTTTAAACCTAAATAAATAGGATTAATACCTCCAGGATTATTTTGTCCCCAGAAAGCAGGACGGTTAGGTCCAATTTTTACACCTCCCCAGGTCTCGTTAATCCATATCCAGTCAATATGTTCACCAAAAATAAGATTGTCTTTGGTTTTATCTTTATATAAAGCGGTGTTATAAAGAGGCTTGTCACTAATTTTGTAGTTTTCTGATACAATATCTTGCAATATAGCTCCATCTTCAGTGATCTTAGTTAAATGACCTACCTTTCTCTGGCTTTTCCAATAGATTGTAGAAACTCTTAATAAATGAGTTTTTCCAAAATCTATAGTGTCTTCAGAGTCAGAAAGAATCCACTCTACAATATCTCCTGTACCAAACTTACTATCATAGACAGATGTAAATTGTCTATATGCTAAAGAAGGCATTTGTGTATTCCATTCGTGAGAACGAGTAGGATCATAGTAAGTTCCATCATTTTGATATCCCTGTACCGCATAACCAGCAGAACGTACAGGATAGACGGCTTCTAAAGCTTCTAACTGGTCTTGAGTCATCATCCAACCAAACTTATCAATAACGTCTGATACAGACATTAAATCCATTTTACCCACCCAGTTACCTTGGCTGATATAACGAACATCTGGTGATTTATGATAAAAAGTAAGTAAAGGATTCCAAAGCTCCACCTCGTAATCATCTTCCGTCATATGAAAATGCCAAAACTCACGGTCAGTAATTAACATGTCTCGGAAACCACGTTCTTCCAGCTCCTGCATTTTAAAACGTTCTTCGTCAACACTCATCTGGTGAGTGGCCCACTCTTCAATCATTGAGCGGTAATCCTTACGGAAAAAAGATTCTATTTCAGGAAGCTGCTTCAAGTTTTCAGGAGCCATTGCCTTCTGCATCTCTTCACTTTCCAATGAAACACCCATTGACATCATTTCTATAAGCATCTTTCTCTCAGCATCTTCTAACAAAACTTTTTCAAGCATGCTTCTTTTTTCTTCCATCATCTCATTATAAGAGATATCATCCACTGCTTTAAACATGATGCGGGAAGATCGTTTTGCAAACTCATTGCACAAAACGTTAATTACATTAGGAATAATAGGATAAAACTTTAGCTCAAGTGCAGAAACGTCCTCTTTAGTAAGTGTATCTATCAAGTCAGCCATCTCATTATCTTCTTCCACTATGTAATCAGTCTTATCAATAATACCTTTGGCCAGCTTATAGTTTTTCATCAGCCTCCGGGCGTTACGCCTAAGCTGTTTCATACCCTGAAATTCAAGCCAGTCCAGGTTCCATGCTCTCCACTCTTCATCTTTTTGCTTTTCAGGCAAAAACTGAATAGGCTGGGTAAGAGTACCCATTTTATTATAATCGGCTTTTTTACCAGCCTTTAAATCAAGAGCGTTATATATCTGCATGATAATTAATTAGTTATATACTTATAAGTAATATCCCAACCAAATGAATTGGTTGAGTAAAACATAATCTGTTCTCGTAAAACGCTATAAGTGATCATCTTATATTTTTAAAAGGAGATCTTGGAGGTCCTGACTTGCCAGAATCTCTTCTAGAAGACCCTATATGTCTAAAAGGTCCCCAATTTAATTTACTAAATTTCTGGGAGTTATCCAAGTTTTCCTTGCTAACTTCTACACGTTTAGTAAGTCCTCGGTTAGATTGCTGTACCCTAGCAAAAGCTACAAGAGAACAAAAAGCAACAAGTCGGTCTACGTTGACCCCATCCTGATAAGCCTGCATTTCTTTTAAAAGCATGATGTCAGGTATTCTTTCTACACCATAAATGGTTTTAACAATCTCTCCATCAGGTTTAGTTTCATGATCAAGCTCTTCTCTAAGAAACTCTATACCATAAGAAAGAATGGTTCCTTTAAAGAGAGTGCCCACATTTTTCCAGCCATATTCCTGAAATACGTTACGGTTGGCACCAATGTCTTTTAGGAATAAGATCATGTCCTTGGGCACAAGGTAACGTTGTTTTTTACGGGATATCATGTATTGAATAAACAAGGCTACGTTGTTTTCCACTACTGTCCAGGCATTATACCACTCAATCAACAGTTCTAAACGTTCGTGTGTTTTGTTAAGGTCATCAAATCTTCCGCACCAGCTGGCTACAATTTTATCACGTTCTATAGAGTTGGTTACTTTACCATTACCTTCATCTTTTATCACCTCTACGGGATTCTTGTATATGTAAATGGCACAAAGAGATTCAGAAGTGGTAGTCTTACCCTCTCCTACTGGATCCACAGAAGCATAGTACATACCAAAAGGAGGATCTTTAACAGGACGCTCATATACACAAATCACTCCTTCTTTATCTTCTGTTTTCTTTGATATTGGAAACTCCATAATTGGAGTTTTTCTAGATTGTTTATCTACAATTTTTCCTTCCGCATTACGTGAGAGATCAAGATATTCAATAGGATATTCTTTATCTTGTATACGCTGTATTTGTTTAGAAACAAGATGGGGAGGAAATATTGACTCTTTTCTGGTAGCAAATGCTTCTTCTATGTTAGTAGGTTTCTGAGAAATACGTAACTGGTATTGTTCAGGGGTTAGATCTCGTTTCCATTTTAGTCTTTCTTCTACTATAGCTGCAAGTGCTTCTTCCACTTTTGAATTACCCCAACTATCAATAAACGGAGGCATACTCCACTGTTCTGGAATAAATAGTCCTGTACGACCTAGGGTGCCTTCTTTATCTATAAGATCAGATTCTACAGCATAAATATCATTAGCATCTGGTTGTAAAACCATAAGCTTTAAAGGTTCACACTGATCTAAATCACCCACAGATCCAGCTGCTATAAACATACCAGTAGTCATCATACCACTTTGCATGGCAGGACGCATATACTCATAAGTCATATCCATCTTTGGAGCAATACCGGCCTCTTCGTGAAAAAAGTAAGTACATGGACCACCGACACCGTTAGTAGGATCTTTCTCAAAAGAGGTTCCTGTGATAATACTTTTGTTTCCTTTATAAGTGTCACGACCCCCAATACGCACTTTAATACGCTGTTGCCATGAAAATACTTTATCCGGATCACTTGGTCTATACCAAGCAGTGTGCTCATTAAGAAAGGTACGATACTCAGTAAGCATACGCCAGGTGCCTTTTTCTGAGATGTAGTCTTTTAAACTTGCTCCCATTTTTAAAACAGCACCTTCTTCAAACCAAAATGTATTAATAAGTTTAGCCGCATGAAAATAAGACGAGGCTATCTGACGTTTCTTTAAAATAGCTGAATGTTTATAGTGTAGTTCAGCTA